CACTTGAAGCGCTTACCGGTCTAGTATCTATATAGGCCATGTCAGCGGGAGATAAATTAAAACGTGTTTGAATTTCCGAGGCTGTTACTTTATTGTCTCTAATAATTTTATTGGCCGCGGCATAATCACCTTTTACATAAGCATCGTACAACTGCTTATCTACGCCACCACCAATTGCATAGTTCATCGGCATTGCATCAACAATACCGCCTGTTGCCATGCCGGGAGGTTTACGAAGGGAGCCGTTGTAATACTGCACACCGGGCAAATACTGCACATAAAACTGTGAGGGGTTTTTACTCAGTAAATCTTCTGCCGAGCCGGGGCCGCCTTTAAGCATTTTGCTCTGAGCAGACTCTTCAATAGGCTTAGGGCTAAAACCACCCATCAAGCCTAACGTGCCAAGGCCCGCTAAGGTGGCAGGGCCGTAGGTAGACAAAAAGCCGGGAGACGCTGCTTTAACAGCGTTTTGATATGCCGCTTCTTTCATAGCAGCCGTTGCATCAGGGATGCGTGCTGTCAAATCAATAACAGCCTTGGCCCCTGCTTCTTGAGCCGCGGGCATGCCTGCCTGCTGAATGCCAGAGGGAGAAATATTTTTGTTGTAAAAATCTTTGGCGCTATCAAACATCGAAGGAGGTTCAACACCTGAAAGCGTGGGAACGCTCCCACCCCCCGGCTTATATCCGTAGTCCACGGCCCGCGTCGCTGTTGCAGGATCGTAAGGGGTGCTAGCTGAAGTAGGAGGCCTAAATACCTGCTCGTTTGCACCTACAGGAGTTTCAGTAAAACCAACAGGTGTTCTAACTCTTGCGGGAGCGTCTGCAAAAACTTTGTTATAAGGTTCAAATCCAGCGCCCGGATCACCCGCTGCAAATTCTGGACTAAAAGAAGGAATAGCAGGTTTTCCACCAATTAAAACATCGCTACCCGGCTGCCCGGGCAACGGTCCGGCAGGACTTATTGAATCCCCCACAGGGAAAGTTTGCGCCTGAGTAACTCCTTGTCCGCCTATATTTTGAAAAGTAGGTTCAATAGGTGCAAGGTTTTGTACTTGAGCAGAAGTAGCATATTGAGGGTCTGCAGGAATCTGAGCAGGGGCCGCGGTGGTGGGCGCGCTAAACACGTTACCAACCTTGTCCAACTGGCCTTGGAACGCTTGTCCTGCGGTCAATTCTGTTCCCCCTGTAAGAGGAACTCCAGAGAATCCGGCAACTGCTCCCGCAGTAAAACCACCAATTGCCCCTGCTTTTAAAGCATCTGATAAATTACCACCACCAAGCAATGTAGCACCCGCCGAGCCTACAAAACCGGAAATAGCCAAACCAGCCGCCGTTCCCGCGCCAACTCCCATTGCAGCCGCAGCAGCAGGACCTAAGAAAAAGCCAAGGGCCACGGTGGTAACAATCTTGCCCACGGTGCTGCTTGCAAAACTCTTGATAGCTTTGCCAAGGCTTTTAAACGCCTTCTTCAAGAAAAACTCAGGCAAGCCCGTAACAGGATTGATAGTGCCAGAGCCACCACGGCGGCGCAGCATGCGCGCTTCTGCAGGCGTAATATGCGCCAGCATCGTGTCACCGTTGCGGCCATAACTGGCAATCGCTTTGGCAATTGGCTTAAGCTCTGCAATACCGCCCATGGCAAACGATTGAACACCGGCAGGCTCTGCAATCAACTGATCCACAGCCATGTTCATCGCAGCAAAGAACTGAGGGTCAAACTGCTCAGGCAGCAACTCCTCTGGCGCACCCATCTCTAAATACTTTGCACGGACCGCGGCGTACTGCTCTGGGTTGGCCAGAATCTCATCAACCATGTTGTTGAGCATCTCCAGATCTTCTGGAGACAAATCAATCTGACTCAAGTCATCCATGAATTGGGCCGTGGCCCGCGGATCGATCTGCGAGGCACCCGCCAACATCTCATCACCAAATTGCTTAGGTGACACAGACTGACGCATCTGGTCATAAACGGCCATCGTATTAGGATCGGCAAAAGGATTTGCGCCTTGTTGAGGCATTTCCATTGCGGTTTGGGGTGCTGTGGCCATGTCAGTTCCTTGGGAAAAGGTATTTGTTCAATTGTATTACGTAGACGTCTTTATGCGAAGCATTTGACTGGTATCTTGCACACCATCTTGTGTGTCGCGGTACACATCACCTAGCCGTAAAGTGGGCAAGTCAGCATCGGTAGGCAGTGTGTTAAGGTTTAAATTTAACGTTGCGCCGCCCATGTTGCCCGGATTGCTAAGTTGAGCAAAAAACAAACGCAAGACATTGTTCAGTTGATCCTGATATTGGCGGTCATACTCATCGGAGGCCAAAGGCAGGTTAGGAGGACGGACATTAAGTTCAGCCACTTACCGCCTCCCATCAGCTCTGATGTCAATTCTAGGAGAGCCAAGCTGCCACTGTGTATTTAACTGATTTGAGTCAATTTTAAATATCATCTGCCGACCGCGCATGCGCGTAAATATCTGGCCAGTAAATTCTTCGGTTATAACGTAGGTACTGCCCTTGAGGACAGAAGCTGACGCGTTGCTGGTAGTGCCCGAACCAGAGTTGGACAATCCAAACAAAGTCATAGTAACCGCAGGAACAGCACCCGTAGGCGTATTCGTAGAATCCCCAAACGTCAGATCAGGCAACACGCGCCATACAAACGCAAAGTTGTGCCCATCACCTATGTCCAGTTCCGATGAGGAAATAAAAGCATTTAAAGCTATTGCAGTGCCTGTTGCGTTGTCGTTCAGACCGTTTTCGTGCTCCACAATATTGCCCGTATTATTTGGCTGGTATGTAGCAGCCAACGGATAGTCACGCAAACCTGAATCAAGCCACGCTGTTCGTGCCATCGTGCCGTAATACCAGATTTTTTCTTGATAGTTATAGATAACGTAGCGGTCAATGGTCGTGCTTGCTTCTGAACAATAGAACCACCATATCTCATTAAAACCTTCATTGACGCCCGCAAATACTTGTAGGTTTTGAGTTTTGTTAATGTCACTAAAAATAAACCGGCGCAAATCACAGTTAAGGGTTTGTACCCGGCCGTCATAAACATAGAACTTATCTATCCCCATCCAATACACCACACCCGAGGCCACGGCTGCCGCATTCGGTCCGTAAATAGAAGTGCTGTCTGCAAGAAGTTGAGATCCCCAAACAAAAGGCGGCCCAAGATACTGTAAAGAATATACAGCGGAGTCTGTAAACACAACAATCTCTTGACGCGTTTGTATCGTAGTAACAATCTCAGAACCGTTGGATAAACGCACGCTTCCCGCTTGGTTAGTAGCTGTAGGTGTCCAATTAAAAGGATCCTCTTGCCCGCACCAACGAATTAACATTGGATCTAATGTTGAACTGCCATAGTCGTTACAACCAAAAGTTAAAATAAAACGAGACGTGTCAGATACGATTAAAGTATTTAATGCTGTAGGCACGTCCACAATACGTGACACCGCCCCTGAGCCAGAAGACAAGGTATTAACCGTTGCCCCTGCACTATCTAGCAAGTTAAAGGTTAAACCGTTTACTTCAAAAACAAAATAAGTTACGGCTGGAGACACGCCTGTTGGCAAAGAACCGCCAGAAAACTGCAAAGCCGCGCCCTCCGTGTATGCAACAGTTGAGGTTACAAGGGTAGGTGAAGCGTTAGTAAAGGTTACCGTGCCGCCAAGAGAGTTAAGAAGCACACCACGGGTTGTTAATGTAGGTGCCTCCCAGTAATACAAACCCCCACCACGAGGATTAAATACTAAATCTTCACCAAAGTTTTGCTGGCTCCATAATCTTAAAGCACCAAAGACTGTAGCAACAGGAGCGCCATTACCCCATGTACCTAATCCCCAACCTCCAGCACCCCAACCTGTTAGTACTTGTTGAATAGCTGGACCAACATTTATTTCATAAGCCGCAACAACCGAAGCGCCTCCTCCGGCTGCAGTAGCATCCGTTGCGTTGGCTGTAGCCGTAGCCGTAAATGTATAAGTGTTAGCGTCAACAACGTTTAAAATTTGATAGTTTGCGTTAAGAACAGCCGCCGTTATATTGCCGCCCAAACCAGTTGCACCACTAAAAGTTACAAAATCATTAATTGACGCACCGTGGGCGGTGTCTGTAACTGTAATAACGGCAGAGCCGTTTGTAGCCACAAAAGGGTTATTGTTGATTGTGCTAGTAGCCCGGAGGGGTGTGATGTCGTTGTAAGCACCACCACTTTCAAGATAAAACTTAAGGTTTGTACCCACACCTAAAATGTTTCTGCCGTCTAATAAAACCCAGTTCCACAAAGACCGACAGATGCCTAAAAATGTATTAATAGAAATACGTTCCCAGCCACCAATTACTTCGGGATTACCCTGACGAAAGCGTACCTTGTCGGCCTCATACCAACCACCCTCAGTGGTGTATCGCGTGTTCTCTTTATTCACGCCCGGCTTGAACAGGATTTTTTGTAATGGCATTGGCAGTCCTAGGATAGAAACAATGCACGCTCGTCGATGCGACGCTTTTGCAGCCCTTTGAGGATTTTACCCCCCGCCATGCAATACTTCAAGAGTTCTTCAGCAGTGCCTTCTTTATCGCCCCGTAGCAGCTTCTGACGAAGCGTTGAACGCTGGAGTGTTCCCAGCCCGACATTAAAAGAAAAACTAACAAGGCCATCAAACATACCTTGTGTAAGATCGACAGGACAGTAAGTGTGCACCCCACGCTCGAAGCGCTGCAAATCGGCTCTAAGAATTCCATCAACTTCCTCCATGCTGTACTTGCGCATAGCTTCTGCGGGTGGCACAAAGGCATCCCGCTGGTCTATCTTTAACTTGCCCTGTTCTGGAAACATGACATGCCCAACGCCCACAGTCCACAACTTTGCTGGACATTTATACGGGTTTTGCCGCACACCTTCATGGTGGCGGATCATGTGCAGGCACTTGTCTGAGATGTTCATTTACCAAACGCCCGACCACCAAAGTGGAACGCAATGATTGAGGCAAACAAGGCTTGGGTTTCTGTATCCCACAGCATCTCTAAGAGGTCGTTAAAAGGGACAGACATATAGTATCCATACCAGAAGCCCCCAATATCCACAAAGACTAGCAGAAAGAAGAATCCATAGGTAATGACAGGTCTGACACTCGCTCTCAGGTTTTTCATCCATGTTGAAGTCCCCTCGTTTAAACTTGCGTCATGGGCATAGATTGCCTGCATCTCGGCCTGCTGTGCCCCAATCAGAACTTGGGCGGTGTTAGCGGCACTCTCTGTTGCCAGTTGATCTGACCGGATGTGTTCAATCCGTTCCTGCGCTTCAAAGCCTGCTTTACGCAGTTCTAACTCACGCTCAATTTGTAGTCTGGCCAGAGCCAATTCATGGGCTTTGTCTTGTTGGCCTTGGAAGAACTCCAAAAGCTTGGGCAGGCCGCCCATTAGGAACGAGATCAGTGTTGAGAGTAGTGTCAGCATTTGCCATCCTTTTTAGAGTCTTCATTTTGCATGAGTTTGATACCAGACAGGAACCCAATCATGCCTCCGATAAGAGTAGAAAAAGCGGGTGAAATCATTTTGAAAATCTCGGCGTTGTCCACCTCCTTGGCCCAAAGACCCAACATAAAGGCGGTTACCATAGCCAATACGGAGATGCACAGGGTGGTGCTGACCATCAATGTGACCCACAGCGTCAACTTTTCTTTTGTTTCCATCTGCGGTTTCCTGACTGGTCTGACTATTGGTTTCTTGGTCATACGTATTTGTCAAAATGTTTTGTGTTGTTAAAGATTTCCAACTCAATCGTGTTTTGTCTTGCCCGTTTGTTGTACAACTCAATCTCAAGTGCATCAACTGCTTTGTTTACCTTCTCGGCTTCTACAGCCACCTTGTACTCATGCTCTAGTCGTTCCGCCCTACGTTCCGAAGCTATTGCTCGGACATCGTATGGAGTGGGGAACACAAACGGATACCATTTGCGAAGCTGAATCATTTCTTTTCACGTTTAATCGCTTCTTCATAGCCACGCAAAATTAAAGATCGAGCTTCTGCCGAATCTGCTGTACCTGCCCACATAGGAAGGTTGTTCCAAATCACCACATAGTCTTCTGGCTTGCAATACTGTGCATTGTTCTTTAACCACGCAACCATTTGTTGATGGCGCTCGGACGGGTTGTGAATTGTGTAGCCGATCCCATAGAACTCGCGCACATGACAGCCATTCTTGGCTACGGCTCCAACTAGCCCCAACAGCAGTAACAGCAAGAACCAGCGCATACATCATGACCATATCCAAATGATTGTGTACGTGCCCCACAGTACGAAGGCGACAATAACCCCACCAATGATAAACGCTTCTGGCCAGTCTTGCATTATTGAATTACCACAGTGTCAGTGTCGTCAAAAAACAGCATCGTGCCTATGCACGCAATGTTCCAATCAGGCCCATCTGCTTCGCTCCATGACGGTACTTGGATACGAACATGTTTCGCTAAAACTTCACGCCCGTTTTCAAATACCCGCCAAGCATGTTCTTCTGAACCTCGACCCGGCTGACCTCGGCTTTTGTTAAACCGGATCAAGTATTTGTTCATGCTGGTTCAGTAGGCCAAACAATGTTTGTAGGAAAACCAGATTGCAAAGGAATATCACGCAACGCTTGACGAAACGCTATCCAATCGGCGCGTTGACCGCGTGTAATAGTTGTATCGTCAGAAGCTACAGCCCAAGCTGTGTTTATTAGCATATGCGCAATGGTGGCATTAGCTTCATCTGCGGTCAGTGGTGGAGAAGTTTCTTCTCCTACCTCAACCCATCCTTGGTCAGCGTAAGCATCGCCGAGCCAAGACAGATCACCAAGGCGGTCAACAATACCGCCCATGCCAAAGATTGGCCCCCAATTTTCAGGCAGTCTTTGGGGTTCGTTTAGCGCTTCGCCGGTTGACAGTTTTTTTAGTTGCCACAACATTTTCTTCACTCCTTATAGGAACTTCAATTTTTAAACCCGGCTGTTGTTCAGGCGGGGGTAATACTTGCCCTTTTTCTTGATGCGGGGCCATATCATTTGCATGGGGGGCCCATCCAACGCCTGCAAGTCTAGCGTGCGGCTGACCTTGATCGTTTAAAACAAGAGGGCCACGATAGTGCGCTAACTCTTCTTCAGTATATTTCCAATCACGCCAACTTGAAAAATCTTTACGCGGCTGTAAACCTATATGGCATCCAACATTTGCCGCAAGTTGATGTATTAGTTCAATTACTTCTACAGGCTGCATGATGCACCACAAGTGCTGACCACCATTACCACGCATAGAAACTTCCGTGGTTCCACCAAAAGAAGTACCAACAGTAACCGCTCTCGCACGGGTTAAATTAGCTTCTCTATCTTGAACTTCCGCAAGGATTTGGATTTCTTCAAGGCGTTTTTTAGCGTCTGTCTTTTTCATTGTGGGTTCCAATTTATAACTATTTGCCCTCCAGAAGCAATATTTATTGGGTATGAACCACCAGAAGAAACTGTTTGGCAATTATAAGCAGTGTTGTTTGCGTTAGCACCGGGGTTACCCGCGCCCCCAGAGCCTCCA